GGTTCTCCTCGTTATCTTTAAATGTAGTGTGTATATATGTAACGTTACCCTTCCACTGATTAGTTCCTGGATTAACCCCCTTAGCTGCAAAGAATCTTTGATAAAGCCAATGCTCTTTTGTTGCTGGGTTTAATATCATTATAACTCTATTAAGGTTTGTCTTTGCTCTAACCGACTGGTCAATCTTATCAAAGTCTTCTTCCTTTGTCATCTCCTCTGCTTCGTCTAAAACCCAAGTCGTAATTCCATTTATAGATTTAAGTGCTGCTGTTTGATTTCCTGCTGATGTACGAATCCCTTTGAACAGGATTGAGCTGCCAGTGCTTATGTTTAAGATTTCATCTTTAGTTATTCTAAAGTGGTCTAGTATATCGTAAAGCTGTAGCTTTTCTAAAAACTCAGGGATAATTGAATTGGCTGCACTAATCATTGTGTAGCGAGTAAAAAGAATTTTATGTCCTTGTTCAAATGTAAGGAAAGCTAAAAAGGTTGTAATGGCAAAGGACTTTCCACTACCCCTTCCTCCTGTCATAACAAAATACCTTGTGTCATTTCCAAGAGCATTATACTTTTGATTCAGGATTGGCTTGTTCATCAGTATCTAGTTCTATTGTTTTGTCATCCTCTTGTGTGCCTGTAAAAAGATTCTTTATATTTATGTTTACCTTCTGCTGTTTCTCCTCTGGAGTATCTAAAGGTTTCCCATACTTATATTCAAACAGCAATTTAAGGTGAGGAAAGGATTGCTTTGCTTGTTGTGCTAATGACTCCCAAGCTGCCTCTTCACTTCCAAAAACTTTAGCCATTGCGTTTAAAGCATAGATTCCAATTCTGTTCCGTTTGGCATTGTTAACAGAAGCAACAGATGTGGGTCGTACAACAGGCACGTTTCTAATGCCTGGCTTTCGTCCATTATTTTTTCTTCCATCGTTTTCTTTAACATACTTATACTGTTTCGGTTTTCTTCCCATTCTTTTTATATAGATAATTTTGCGTTCCCCATACTGCGTCAGACCATTCTTTGTTTGTATATATCTTTTTACCCATTTGAGTTAATCCGTTAAACTCAACAACAAGTTTAAACTTATAACATCTTGGACTACATTTTTCTATAGGAACAGGGTATATTTTATATCCCCTTTCCATACACCACCTAGCAGCGTCTTGATTGTATAGGTTTCTGTATTCTCCAAGATGATACTTTTTTTTGTGTGCCTCTATCTGCTCTTTAGATTTCTTCCTCAACTGTCTCACCTATTTTTTCTAACAACGCATAGTGCTTATCCAAAAGCTCTTCGTATTTAATTTTATAATAATTTCTATCGTTAAAATTCTTTAAGTCTTTAGAGCTTGTAAATAGAAGCTCCTTTTTTATTTTACTATATAGCTGTAATACAGATTCACTATACATAATTAGAACATTAAAAACTTTCAGTCCGTGTATAACTGATGCGTGGTCTCTTCCTACACTTTTACCTATTTCAGACAAAGTTGAATGAGTAAACTCTTTACATAGCTTAAAGTATATTGCTCTTGCATAAACATACTTTCTGAGTCTAGTGTTTTTTGCTAACTTTAACTTTGCTGATTGTTGAACCTTGTTTTTTATGTCTCGAACATCAAGAACTAACCTCGTTTTTTTCATATTTTTTTTCATATTTTTCTACCTCTATTTTTATTTCGTTATACGTTTTATTTTTTGCCTGTCTTAATGCTTTAAATATCCCTGCACAAAGCTCATACATTTCTTTCCTTTCAAAATCCACCAAATCTTCTATTAGTTCTTGGTAAGACACTCCTGCTAACAGGTCTCTTAAAGTTAAGTAATAACTTCTATCTATTTTCTTTTTATATAAATCCTTTTCTAACGTATTCATTCACACTCTCGGTTTTATTGTAGAAGTATTTGCTGTAATTATCACAAGCGATTTTAACCTTATCCTCAGCTTCCACCAAAGATTCCTCGCTACATTGATATATTCCAATCTCCCCACTGCTTTTATCTATAACCAAAAATGTAAACTTTTGTATTGAAAATAGTTGCATATAAAGCCAAGCCTGAACGTTATAATGCCATTTGTATCTAGCAGCATAAAGCCAAGAGTCAATACTTGAAGTTGTTTTCACATCTATAATATGACCCTGTTTAACATAGTCTGCTTTACCACGAAAAGGAAAGTCAAACACTTCTCCTATTGTAGCAACCTCTGCTATACCTCCCCTTAAAAGCTCACTAGCCTCATAGTTAGATTCAATACACTTAACAAGATAAGACATAGACCTAAGTTCCTTTTCAAGCATTACCTCTTTTGTTGGGTGTATTGCTTTTATGTCTTTATACTTATTTGTTCTTCTTGAACTAGCATCAACAAAGGCATATTTATCAGGTAGCTTTTCATATTCTAAAAGCATAGCGTGAAATAATCTGCCCTCTCTTAATGCTGGAACGTTGTTGTCGTCTTTTGTTAGGTAGTGTTTATATTTAACTGGTGAATCAACAAGACTCTTAATAGAGCTAGAAGATAAAGCTGCCTCACCCAAGTAACCATAGTAAAAAGAATCATCCTCCATTCTTTTGACGATTTCTTCTTTTTCCCATTCTGTTCCATCTAAAAGTTTAATCATAGCGTAAAAGTAATAAACTTTTTATTAACAGGCAAATTATTTCTTGTTAAACTGAGAAATACATACAGCATATCTTTCTTCTTGCTCTTTGTATTCCTGTTTCATTATGGGGTTCGACATACATCTTGAGATAAATTCTCTTTTAGATTCCCCCCCACTCGGTTTAGGTATTGGCATAATTATAATTTTTCTAATAGTTTTTCTAAGTTAGCTAATGCTCTCCACGCAACTTTAGCATCGTGGTATAGTCCGTCATCATCTAAGGTGCCACAGTCTATTAGGTGTCTAGCAAGTGCGTCTAACTCGTCTTTAGACTTACTTCTATCCCAATGTAATGGCTTACCTTTGTGATGCTGTTCATTTCCCATATAGCTAACTTTAGATACATACTTAATGGCTAATGGAAAATATTTTAATACACCTGAGTAAACAGGCATCTCTTTTCTTTCTTGATGTTTAGTTTTTCTCATTAAAATTTACATTTTTTACATTCCCAAAATTCCCCTAGCTTATTTACAACCTCTATAAACGGAAGGGGTGTTTTTAACTTTTCCCACTTTTTAGTCTTTCCCCATAGCTCAGTTACTATGCACCTGTCAAGTGGAATGTTTTTACTGTCATCTTCAAAGTCGTGTTCTACTTTTAAAACAACAGCTTCCTTTGCTCTTATTACTGACCAAGACTCTGCAATCCTTTCAAGTAATAGTTTTTGTCCTGTTGGTATATCAGTTCCTTTAAACTTAACTTCTATTAAAATTAAATATTTTCCGTCAAATTCCAAAACTGCGTCTATGTCTGATGGGTGCATATTTCCATTTTGCACTCCAGTAAAATCTAAAACTTGTCTCACTCTATTCCTATTTTTAATTAAACCTTTGTTTATTATTGATTCCATTTTACTCATACTGGTCTATTAATGATTTGAGCCTTCTTATCTTTTCCTTAAAACAAACACCACAGTTTGTTGGCTTATCTGCTGTGTTGAATATCCTGTTGTATATATCCAGTAAGTTGTTTTGCTGTTCAGGGGTAACCTTGTTTGTGTTTAAGGACAGGAAGTTTTTTACATAATCATACTCGTCCTCTAAAAAGCAGTTGGGTTTATTGTAAGGGTACATCTTGTTCATTTTTTCCTTACGCTTATCACAGCCACAGTCCTGACCAAGTGCATCAAAAACTTTATCTACAACTGATTTAATTCCTGTAGCTTTAGTAATTTTTTCTACAGTATCTCCAAGACCAGTTGCTGAGTTCTCAAATTTAGCAACCCACTCTTTATAGCGTCTTGTTCTTTTATCTTTAGGTTTTGGTGGTATTTTATTCATTGTTTTTCTTTTTAATTAAGTGAAAATCTCCGTTTATATAATCCTGGAAATCTTCTACAAACTTAGTGTTTAATATTTGTTTATAGTTCTTGCAACTGTTAAAAATAGAAGTTACAGAAATATGAGAATCTTTTGATAGCTTTCTCATACTTATATCTGACTCATAGTATATCTTAAATAGCTTTTTATCATACCAGCTATCCCAACTATCAACCTCTTTTTTAATATTATCAACGATAAGCTCTTCTGCTTTCTGCTTTTTAAGTTCAGATTGAAAGTCGTTAGCTTCTACTATTTCATAAACGATGTCAATATCATCTAACCTTAAAACATTGTGTCTTGACTTTTCTTTCAAATAACTATTCCATAGATTTTTTAGGGTTACATACACATAGAACTTGTTTATATCTGTCTCATTATACATAATCTTCTCTGGGTCTTTGATATATTTATCAAGACGAAGATACATTTCGTGAATGAAATCTTCAACAAGGTCTCTTGGTATTCCCAAAGAAAGACCCATCGCTATCCAAAGATTATGATATTTTGACAGAAGCTCCATCATCTAAAAAGAAATATGTGCATAAATAAAAACCCCAAACTAAACCTAATTAGGTCTGCTTTAGAATCGTGTTCATCAATGGGTATGTCTTCGACATAATCAATCCCTAGCTGAAATCCTTTTATAAACTCAAATTGTATATTCATATTGTTAAAATTCAAATTGTACTTTTATTTTATCTTGTTCTCCATAGACCTTTTTCATATTATTGATAACCACAATATTTTGGTCTTGTTCGTAAACCAATCCCTCTAAGGAATCAAAAAACGCCTTGTTTAGATTGTCCTGCAAGTCTGGTTTAGTTGTCTTGTAAACCGACTCTAATCTTTTTCGTTTGCTAAAGCTCTTTGGGTATGCAAATATATATTCTATATAATTTACAAATATAACAGAACCTGCACCTACTATGTTGAAGTTCTCAGGAAGCTGCTTTTTAACCAAGTCTTTAACGCAGTTTTGATAGTCAGTAACCTTTTTAGGTTTATACCTTCTTCCGTTTCTTGCAAATCTAAAAGACTGGTGAGCCTGTGGCTTTATGTTTAATTCAAAAGACAATCTCATCAGAAGGGAAAATTACTTAGTTCATCTTTTATGTCTTTTAATATAACAGGCAAACCCTGTCTTACTTCAAAGCAAAAACTCTCAAAGGGAAACCCCCTGCTTCTTCTACACCTAACAACAACAACGTCTTTATTGTCGTCCCTAACAGCTACACTAATTTGAGTTTCTGTTTTCTTTTCCAAGAACGAACCCAAATGTCCTGTTGCTTTATTGTTATAAAAATTAGAATGAATAACAGTTATTATATGTATATGGTAATCTAAGGTCCATTTCATTAAATAATGAATAACCTTGTTAGACTTTTCTAAATCGTTTATGTCATTTAAAAGGTCTGCCACGCCATCTATTATAATAAGACCCAGATTGTCAACCTGCTTTAAATGCCAATCAATAAATTCTAATCTTTCTTCAGGAGAGAATTGTCTTAATGCGTAGGTGTGATAGTCTGAAGCGTCCTTACACATTCGATGCACTCTGTTGAATGTCTTTTGTGCGTGATACCTAGACTGCTCTGTATCATAGTGAATTACCTTTTTGTTTCCCCTAAATCCCTTTATATCCTTTACATATGTTTCGTGAGAACCCATATAAGCCGAAGCCAACAAAGACACTAAAAATGTTTTTTTGCTTTTTGGACCAGCCGATATAAAACTAAAATTACCATATGTTCCTATTGGGATAGGTTCGTTAGATTGGGTGGTTCCTTTTGATAATGCTGCTGGGGGTTCTTTTATTATTTCGTTTGAATCAACGTGGCTCTCTTTTAATATTCTACTGAACCTTTTGTCTTGGTTTGTTTTCTGCTTTGCCATTATCTGTTCCATCAATAATATTGTTTACCTCTTTTTTTATATATTTAGAGAATACCCCTTTGTTTTTTATCTCATTTTTATTTAAAACGTTTATTTCAAAAACACCCACGTCAAGCAAATCATAAAAACAATCTTCGTCACTGTTGAATATTTTGTTGAGTTCATACAAGATAAACCAATATACAAAAAAAGGACTAACTTTTTTTATTTTGTATTGCCTTGTTGTAAACATTTTGTAAGCAAACCAAGATGACAGCCTTTTGAGTTTATTCTCCTTGTCTTCTAGTTTCCTTATCTCCTCTACTATGTTTAAGAAATCATTTGTTATTTTTCTCTCTGCTTCACTTTTAATTAGGTGGTTGTATATGTTATTAAGTTTATCTTCCATAATAAAAAAAGGGTAAGCTACTTGTCTCGGTTTCACTTACCCTTTTCGAATTTAAAACAAAATATATAATAAACACAGATATTAGAACGGCAATTCCTCGTCAACGTCAACCTTTTGAGTTGATTCAGATTGTTTTTGTCTTTCGGCAACAGATATTTTACCATCTGTCCAATAAACTTTTCCGTTCCCAATATATTTCTTTGGAACTTTCTGTTCTCTTTCTTCTTTAGATTGTTCTTCATACATCGAAACATTTTGTCCGTAGTCATTTGTAAAATCAGAGATGGATATTGTATAGTCTTTATACTTACCATCTTTTCCTTTTATTCCTATTGTTGCTAATGCACTCATATTTTTAATTGTTGTTTAATAGTTCGTTCTCTACAGCTAAAGAAACTTTATATTTCTTTTTCACTGTTTCTATGTCCCCACCTTTTTCTAAATACTTTGCTACTTTAACAAAGTTATCAGAATTGGTTTCTAAAAGCAATCTATCATCGATTCTTTTTTTTTGCACTTTATTGTGTGTGTTTGTTGCATCAGAATCCTTTGTGTCATCCAATAAAAATAAATCACCTAAAGCATACTTTTTAGCATAAGAAGATGCAGCTCCTGTTCTTTGAGGGTCTTGCATACCTTTTGCATTAAAGTCAATTATAGCTTGTGCTGTTGATTCTACTTGTGTATCAACATCCTCACAGTCTATTAGTTTAGCAGTTGATTCTACATAAACTTTTCCTGCAAGTTCTTTAAGACTATCAGTTATCTTTAAAACCACATTATACTTTTTAGTAAGAGGTTTAACAGATTCTAATATGTCTTCTGCACTTCTATATTTGTAATTACCAAATTTGTTAAATTGATTTTTAGGAGCTTTAAGCTCCATTTGTATTGATAATAATTTTTGTACTATATTCATAATTGTATAATTTACACAAATATAGTAATTAATATTTAATAAACAAATTTATTTTTTCAATATAGCCAAATTGCTTGTGGTTTTTGGTCATCATTATCAACGTGAATAAACGTCTTTGCTATGCCAAATCTTTGAAAACCAACCATTGATAATGCTTCGATTATCTTTAGCCTTTTTCTAGTGTCAGTACAATGAATGTCTGCTGCCCTTCCAATTAAATGGGAGCTGGTTGACATACCTCCAACCTTTCTGTTGTGAGCTGGAGTTCTGTACCCTGAATTTATCTTAAACTGTATTCCTGCAATATCTCTTGCCTCGTCTATACAACCCATAAACTCTCTATCCATATACTTTTCTCCACTTCCTGGAGAGTCAGGAGAGTCAAATTCTTCGAATGTAAAATACTTTAATTCCATTTTTTTATTATATTTGTGTTAACGTAGCCGTAAATCTACGAAAAAAATTACTAAACTTCAATAGGAATGTTGTTGGAACAGCTAATTGAAATTTTGTTTTTCATAGGGGACTTTTTCTTTTCTTTCTTTTTGGTTACTTTTTCTTTCTTTTCTTTTACTTAAACTTATAGTTATTATAATACTTAGAGTTAACATTGTCCATACTGAGTCTAATACTCTGTTGAGTTCCATTATTAGGAAATATAAAAAATCCATCATAAATATCAACATATATAGCAAAGTAATCTACTTTATCTTTTGGATATATACCGTGAAATGTTACTTGCACCGTACTTCTATTTTTCGCTATATCCTTACCAGTTGATT